TTTAGGCCACCGTTTATCTACCTGCTTGCGTAGTGTGGTCGCGGCTGCACATGCCTTCCATGCGGTCATTGTTCCCCCTCGATTGTGAACTCCGCTGCTGTGGCTAGGTCGGAAAGTGGTGTCTGTTTGCCTACTCCGTAGCGCGGGTCAAACTTGTTGAGCGCGTTTATGAGAATAGGAATACATGCCGCGCCTACGCCTACGAGTAGCGGGTCAATGTTGGATGTGGTGAGCCATGACAGGACTGCGCCGAGTGCTGCGCCGATGAGTCCTTTAGTCAGGGATGCCGACCACGCTGTTGCGAGCCATCTGCCGATCATGTTTTAGCCTTTCCTCGAATGTGCGGAGTTCTTGCCGGACTACTGACCGGATTAGCCACACGTTAGCCACGACCAAGACTGTCACGATGGATAACACCCCCCCTATGAGCGTTACCCAGTCAGAGGGTTGCATCCTTTTCTGTTTTCGGGATTGCTTCGACTGGGGCTGTAAAGTTTGTGCCGTCCCATGCGTAGCCCTGTCCTGCGTATGCGGCACGGAATGACGCACTATAGGACGTTTGGACCCATTGGGCTTCTGTCGTTTCCGGATAAAGGGACACGAGAAAGCGTTTTCCTTTTAGCTCTGAATCGTTGCCTTTGTCGGTAGCGATAACTTCATTGTTTATTACTTCTACACGAGTAACAATTTCGTTTTCTATTAACGCGAAATGGGCCATTTAATTATCCGATCACTATTATGCAACGACCTGAGCCGCCAGCGCCGCCGACTGCGTTTGCTGCGCCGCCGCCGCCGCCGCCGCCGAGATTGACTGTGCCTGCTGTTCCAGCGCCTGAGCCTGAGCCACCTGCGCCGCCTCCGCCCGCTCCGCCTGCGCCGCCAGTGGCTGATCCGCCTCCGCCGCCGCCTGCATAACTAACTGCTGTTCCGGTGATGGAATTGCTTACTCCTGCGCCACCTGCGCCGCCTGTGTTGAAAGCGCCGTTAGAGCCGACTGCGTTTGAGCCGCCGCCGCCGCCGCCGGCTGAGTTGCCGCCGTTGTTGTAGCCGGTGCCGCCGTTGTTTCCTTGGCCTGATAGTCCGCTGCCTGCTGTTGTGGCGATGTCGTTGCCGCCGCCGCCGCCTGAGCCGCCATTTTTGCCGATTGCTACTTGAGTGGAGTAACCGTTACGAGATCCGCCGCCGCCGCCGCCGACGCCGTAATAGTTTCCTATTCGGCTCGATGTTCCGTTTAGGCCGCTGGTTTCTTGTGCTGCTGCGTATGTGCCGCCACTTCCTCCGCCGCCGATTGTGATTGTTGTACTGCCTGTTGCAAAATACAGATCGTTAGCTGCAATGATTCCGCCTGCGCCTGCGCCGCCTGCGTAGGATGCGCCGCCGCCGCCGCCGCCGCCGAGAATAAGCAGATTTGCGAATCCGGCTGTACTAAATGTGATGGTTCCGCTGCCCGTAAAGTCGTAACACGTTTTTCCAGAAACTGTCGTAATTGTTGGACTGCCAGTAGTAGCGCTTACGACTGCGCGTCCACTACCTGAGGAAAAAGGGACCGCGTACCAGACTGCGGAATAATAAAGCAACGTCAAGCCGGTGTACTGCGTGGCGATAGAGACTACAGATCCGGTCACTGTGCCGCCCGTAAACGTTACTGTGCCGGTATTAATGTTTACGACTTTAACTTGCATACCGTTAACCAAGCCGACGCTTGGTAAGGTCACAACGGTTGCGCTTGCCGAGTTTTGCACAATTACTTTGTTGCCCAAAATCTGGGCAAGTGTCACAGTGTGGCTACCTGTAGACGCGTGCATGTCACCGCCCGCGATTAAGTCAACATGGTTGCCTACGGCTAGGGATGACGTAGGCCATCCTGATACGAGGTCGCTTGATTGCACATAGGGAGTGCCGCCCGTTGTGGTTGCCATTACTTCTCCTTATGCTGCCAGTAAGTCGTCAGGTAAGACGACGTTATACCATTGGATGCTTCCGTTCACGTCTCCCCAAATAAGTGTCGGATCAACTGAGATCCATTGTGCCATTGCGTACGAGTACCTAGGATCCGACAGGCTAAGAGTGAGTACATGTCCTTGGTCGGTGTATTGCTCAGACCATCCTTCTACAATGCCCAAGAATTGTGTGATCGGAGCGGGTTCTGGCAAGCCATTAATTAAAACTCGGTCACCGCTAATTAGGCCAAGAATTGCTGTCCGTTGCGGGGCTGTGAGCAAGTCAATAAATATTTGTATTTGCTGCAAGTCGTAGCGTGGCTCTGATTGAGCCGTAATGATCGCGCCGGCACGATTGCTAGCATCTAGCGGGTCAGAGAGTTGCGTAGGCAGGACGGTTGCCCGTAGCCCGTGCACTGCTTGACTGGCTGCATCCTCTGCGACAATAACGTCTTGCGGGTTTGACGTTCCATAAGTCACCGTGGCTCGGTTTACTACGGCAAGAATATTGTTGCGCCACACCGGTTCCCAAATGACCGAGCCATTAGTAAGAGTTACGGGTACGGGTGCCGCTGCTGATGCCTGGTATAGGTCGTCCCAATTGTAGAGCGGATAATCTGCCCAAGTGTCGGTGACATACGCCCAGGTTGCTGGGTTGTAATCGTACCCGCGCCGGCTGTAGGACTCGATACCGATAGTGCCGTCCGGTAGGTCGTACATGGTTGCGCCGGTCTGAGAACAAATATTAGACAACAAAGTCAAAGCCGGTACGGGTTCTGTTGTGGCGGCAATAGGTAACAGGACCATAAGCGGGTCCATGTTTGCGGCATACGCTAGGCCTGTTTCGTCCATGATCTCTATGGTGCGTAAATCTACGGTTTCTTCTACGTATCCTGCCGCGCCCACATTGGCTAGCCCTAGTCTAAAGAAGTTGCCTTGCGCTTGGTAAGTCACACGGGCTAAGTAGTTACCGTTTGGTGAGTCAAGGTGCGTGATCTGTATGTCCGAGACTGTGCCAGTGAAACGTAATGTAGAGGACGCGGTAACGGTAAGGCTGGACGAGATCCCGCCAATAATTGTGGCCGCCCCCAGCATAGTAAACTGTGCTCCGCTGGGTTGTGGTGACTGCGTGACGTCGTTACGGCCATGATCTACCGTAAGTGACCATTCCACATTATCTAGGTCTACGCTTACTCCGCCAATAATGACAGAATCTACGACGTTAGTGATTGCGGTCATGCGATAACTACCGTGTCTTGGTAACCGGCTCGTGCGTTGCCGTTGGCTAAAATCTGGTTGAGTTGCTGGATTGCTTGCTGATCCGACACAAGAACTCGTCGACTTGCTGCTGCTGATGCTGCTGCCGCGTCTGCCGCGGTTTTCGCTGCTTCAATATCCTTAAAAGTTTTAGCCAACACTGCCGCTATTTCTGCTGCTGCTTGTAGCGCAATGGGCTTGCCTATGTTTTTACCTATTTTGACAAGTTTTTCTTGGTCCTTGAGGACTTGTGTTGCTGCTTCTTGTACAAACCCAATGGCCGCGTTCTGGCCTTCAATGAGAAACGCCGGAACCATGGCTTTTGCAGTTAAATCCGCACTTGCTTTTACCTGTTCCAGTTGTGCGTTAAGTGTCGGTATTAAGCCTTCAAGAATTATTGTTTCGCCAAGTTTAGCGCCCGCTATTGGGCCTTCTGCCGTGATCGCGTCTATAAGTCCTTGACTTGCATTGCTTGCTTTAAGTTCTCGTAAAATCGTGCCGTACCAATCGGCGCTTGATATTTGTGCGCCCAAAGCCTCGGTTAGTGGCTGACCTGTTTCTAGCGATTGAGCAAATGCTGCACCTAAATCAATTCCACTCGTGATTTGTCCAGATAAGTTTTGGTAATAATCTGCATAGGCTTGTCCGGCTGTTTTTAGCGCGTCATTTTGTGTGTTCAATTTGTCTAGTGATGCGTCTAACGCTTTGTTTTGCGCGTCTAATGCTTCTGTGTTTATTTTAATTGCGCCGGTAAGAGTTGTCACAGGTGGCAACACTTCGCCTACGGCTTTGCCGTATTTTCTAGTAACTTCTTCTGCTTTTTGTAAAGCCGCGCCGCTTGTTTGCCCTGCGGCATTTGCTAGATTCTGTGTATATATTGCTGCTTCATTAGTGGAAGCACCTAAACCGACAAGAGCCGCTGCATAGGAACCAATAATAGGAATGGATTGCAAAATTCCTAAAGTCCAATTGCTTGTGCTAGTTGCTGCTTCATTTGTGGATTCAGAAAAATTATCTAATTCTGCTGGAGTACTAGTCAGCCAATCAACAAATATTGAACCGCCTGTAATCAGGTCGGCTATCGTATTACCGAAATTCTCTATTTGTGTTTGCGCGCCATCGGCTCCGCCGAGTGTGCCGCTTAATCTATCGACCGCGTTGACAAGTGCGTAACCGATAGTTTCTTGCGCTTCATTGGCTGACTGTGAAAGACGGTCTATTTTCCCTTGGTATGTTGCCGCGGCTGTAGCGGCTTGACCCTCAAAATTATTTGCCAAGGCTGTAGTAATTTTCTGCATGTCGCCAGATTGCAGTGTTGCTTTATCTATGCCGGTTCCAAGTTTGCCTAAAGCCCCGTAATTGCCTTCATATGCTTTGCCGAGCGCGTTTGTGACTGCTTCTAGGCTTTTGCCTGTTCCGGCAGAAATATCTAATGCAAGTGATAAGCCTGCTTGGCTGGTTTGCAAGTCATGGGTAGCAATTAGTAACCGGCTAAGGCTTGGGCGTAAGACGTCATCGGCTATGCCGTTAGCCATCTGTAGCGAACTAATGAATTCGTCTACGCTGTTCGCTGCTGAACCAAACCCAACATTTTGCAGAGTTGTGTTAAGTTTTTCTAAAGATTGCTGATCTTCTAGCGCTGCTTTAACTCCGTCAACGCCAAGTTTTATTGCAAAGGCTCCAGCCGCTGCCGCGCCTACTAATAAAGATGGTCCTAAATTGTTTGATATGGTGCGGCCAAGACTACTGACTGAACCGTCAAATCCGTTTAAGTCGCCTTGCGCTGATCGTAGCCCTTTAGACAGACGCGAAATGTCTGCCGCTAGGACAATGGTTAATGTTTTGCCGGCCATTACATTACCGACCATTTCATAACGATACGATCCACGGCTTTAGTCCACTCGGTTACGGCCTCGGTCGCGTAGCCGCGTTTCGCTTCCTTAATCCAGTCGGTCTTCTCAAAAGCAGGTGGCATGACTCGCCCTGGTCGTGCGGTTCCACGTCCTTGATCTGATGGGTATCGAACCATAGTCGCACTTGCGCCGCCGCTAAAAACTTTTTTGTTTCCACCTATTTGCACACTTGGCAAACGGTCGCGTCGGACTTTTACACTGTCCGCGATTTTCTGGCCCCAAGGCCCCGCGCTCATTGCTGCATTCTTCCAAGACGGTGCCATATATCGCTCGGCAATAACGACCGATGAATCTCTCAACTCTTTTGCTGCCTCTTTAGGCAATGCCTTAAAAGACCGCAAGACTTCATTAAGTCCGGAAATGTAGGCGTCAGTAAGTTTCTGTGCCATCGCCTAACTCCTCCAAGATCGTTGCGAATAGTGCCGAGTCGTAACGGATAACTTCGTCAAATGGTCGCCCAATGCGTAGGGCTACCTGTACGGCTAGTCTTCCGATAGTGCCCTCGTCGTAGGGTCCTTGTCTTCCCCCACACGAGTCCGCACCTCATTGGCTCGTGCCCAGTCCGCTACCTCGTCAAAGGTTTTCGGCTGCTTGCCTGTGAGGTGCGTGTAAGCGATAAATAACTGGCGACCAAACTCGCTTGAATAGTCTTTGGTCTTGTGAACCATGCGATCGTATTCGTGTACATCAAGTGTCTGGATCTCGTACTCGGTCGTTTCGTTGTCGCCTAATTTAATTATGAGTGTTGGATACATGATGTTTCCCCGTTTCTATTTGTTTGGTTAAGCAAATACTACAGAACCCTGTAGCCCAACTGTGCACATTGCCACGTTAGCCGCGTCAATGCTGATATCAGCCGAGTCAATGTGCATAGATGCACCAGTCCATGATCCGCCCGCTGTTGTGCTGATGACTAGGGCAACTGCTGAGCCTGCCGCGATAGCGGTCTGCAAAGCGTCATACATGCCCGTTTCTTCGTCGTACATGAAGTTTAACGAGATAGTGGAGTTAAGGTCTGTCTGTGTAAAGTTCACATCACCCAAAGTCTTGGTGCGGGTGATTGTTGGTGTGGTAGTAACGGTTCCGGTCGTGACCTGATCCGTGTATGCCACTGCTGGGGTTCCGAGTTCTACAATAAATGTAGAGCCTGCGACGCCGACTGCTGCCATGATGTTACTCCTTCATTCTGACCGAGACGTTTATCTCGGTAGTGATTACTGTTCCCTGAGCGCCGACGTCTGTCAGTTGCGGAGGGCCAACACGTGTGAACGTGTAAGGATTTGGGATCGCTGCAAGGATGATGTCTACTGCGTTTTCTGAGTCAAGTTGTGCAGCGTCATTATTTCGCGGAGATACGGTGACAATAACTTTCCAGAATACTTCGTAATTAAGACTGGAACCGATGCGGTTTGGAAGGATCCAAGGAGTGTCTGGAATAATAACAATGCTTTTAGGCGTAGGCACGTTTGGCACTGCTGAATAGACTTTATAGCCAAGTCCCGTAAACGCTGACACCAATGCTAGGCGCGCTTCGGTAGTAAGCGCCGTCACCCGATCATCCCTTTTGTATTCATATACGGACCGAGAAGACTTGCAACGCGGCGAGTGATCCACACGCTAAGTCGGTACGGTCCGGGGCTGTAATCAGTCGCTACGGCTTGCCCGCCTGCCGCTGTTCGCGCCTGATAAATCTCTACCGCTACCGATAGCGCCGCTTCTTTACATGCGGGCGGCTCTAACTCGTATGCAGCGTCAGTGAGTAGGACCCCTACGATGTCATCCGCTGCCGCGGCGATTTGGTCGTATGGCTCTGTAGGCGGGTCGTAGTCGAGGTCAAGTGCCTCGGCTAGTTCCGCACCTGTAACGAGTGCCATCGGGGTCCTACTCTCTGTCCGTATGAGTTTTTACTGAAGGCCAATGATGCCGGCGCTGCTAATAATCTGTGCGGCTCCATATCCATATATGGCAACATCGCGACCAAGTTGGGCGACGTTATCCATATTTACCAAGAATGGACCCGATTCAATCCATTTGGCTGCTTCGCGGTTAGATACGAGAATAGCGTTGCCGCCAATGTTGCGGTCCAAGATAACCGGAAGGCCCGACACGGCGACGCTGAGGTTATTAGCGTTTGCGACACCTGACACATTAAAGGTGCCGTAATTAGATGGGAAGAACGTGGACCATCCACCAATAGTCTTAAAGACTGCAGGCGATACAAGAACAAATTCAGCAGGCATACCGGTGGCAGTCTGCACCGACACCGACGCGCCGAACACTGCTTCACGGAAAGCCGATCCGTCTGTATCTGTTGCAATGTCGTAAGCCTCAACGGTCCGAGCGCCGTAAACCGCTGCGACCATAGCGATATCGGTAACCTGCACATACGAATTAAGCATAATGCGCGTGTGCGCGTCTACATAGGACGGGCTCGAACGCTGTAGCAACTGGAACGAAATATCTGATCCGGCTGCATAAGTCTTAAGATTTGCAGTGCCCTTAAGGATGCTGATAGCAACCGAGTTGACTTCGTCCTTCTCATCAACCTGTTCCGCAACAATCGCGGTAAGGTCGCCGTCCCAATATGGAAAGTTGAATTCCATACCTACGGTGCCTGCAGATTCCCGGCCGAAGGCGTTGATAGTTGGTGCGCCGAGGTCAAAAATGCCGCGAACAATGTTTGAGAAAATTGGTGGCATAAGGCCGGGGTTATTGGCTGTAACCTGATCGAACAATGCGCGTGATTCTACTTCTCCGTTAAGCACTGCAAGACGGTATTCGCCTAAAGTGCGGTACTGTGCTAGTTCATGTACGGGCTCGCTAATATGTACGCTTGCCTGTAATGCTGCAAGTTCTTGTCGTACCGCTCCGATTGCTTCGCGGGCTTCAATGTCCTGAGAGACCACTACGGCCTCGTCAGTGGTCTGCTCTGACATAGTTTCTTCCTTTTCTTCGTCTTCTCTGATCTCGCTGACGCCTGTTGCGTAAGCGGGCATGTGGGTTTGTGATACTTCTAGCAATGACGCTGCCATGTGTTGAATAGCGTCACCCGCACGGTTCATCACGGATTTTATCGGCTTGAAGCCGACGCTAAGCCCTTTGCTTGCGCCGGTCCTCATAAGCGTCGCTGCATCAACGCCTTGCCGCGTATTTACAATATTAAAATCAATGTACAAACCATCGGGCTTATTTTCGGCACCGGTAATTACGCCGATAGGTTCCCCGTGGCGATACGCAAACGGTTTGCCAATAACGTCAGAAGGATTAAAAGCGTCTCTAGCAAACGACTCAGACATGCTGCCGATCTGTGTCGTTTGCTCGTAAGGAACCGCTCGACCATAACCCGTAGCGACAATGTCGCCGGTTTGATCTTCGCGTAATTCTACGACTAGTTCAGTGTCGTGTTGCGTAGTTTTCATGCTGGCCCCATGTCTTCTAGGTTTATCAAGTCGGGTAGGTCGATCATGTTTCGGGCTTCCGGTACGTCAACGACGCCAAGAGGTAAAAGCGTGTTCACTATTTGCGCCATTTCGGCCGGGTTAGATTTGAGGAATGCGGTTGTATCGAATTGGACGGTTCGACCCCGTGGGGTAACGTCGTTCATGCTCATACGCTCGGAAATCATTCGCATAATTGGAGTAAGTGACATGTCAAGTAGACTGCGATAAAGATCAACGCGATTACTGTAGGTCAGGCTTGATCCACTTACGCCCGCTCCTACCCAAACGGGGTCTAGGTTGCACAGTCGGGCAATCATTGTCGCTGATGCGTTGCGACCTTCGACAAGTTGTAGGTCTCTTGCGTTCCATCCAAACGTATCCGCCGAAATTGTGGAGTTTAGGTATGCGGTGGAGCGGTTCTGCCGTGCCTCTTCCCAAGCATCTAGCAAACTATCCACAACCGACTCGGGCAGATCCGCGCCACTATTTTTTAGCGCAATTTGTGGAAGTGGACTTACTGCGTATTGGAAGGATGCGGCCTCGAGTGCTGCCGCTGTACTAATGGCGCTAGATCCGTAGGTCAACCATCCCCCGTTGCCGTCTCCGTCGAAACGAATTATATTTCGGTCCGGTACTGGCGCGCCGTTCCATAAAGTTTGACCATCAGAAGGCACCGGCTCTGTGTACGCGCTGTAGGGCACAAAACTTATTTGGTCGTAAGGCATGTATGTTACTTCGCTAGGGAATCCATCCCATGAACGTGCTGAGACGAGCCAATAAGCAACATCGTATAAAAGTAAGTCGGACACTGTGCGGGTCATTAAAGCGGTATACGTCGTTACTTTTGTCGGTTGCACAAGGAAAGCGCGGGCTACTACTTGGTCTCGTCCGACATATTCTTTCAATTCAAACGCGCTAATAGTATGCGTGTACACCTGCAAAGCGCGGGCAAACGATGGCACTTGTAAAGCCACGGCTTTACCTACTCCAGCGCCTCTTGCTTGCGCCAGCAAAGTAAGTAGTGATGGGTTTGCGTAAGATTCACGAACTTGCGGGATCGGTTCCGGGGATGGCTGAGTCAGGGAGTCAGCAATCGAACGCTGATCCCGCAAGATCGCTGTGAAACGGGGAAACGCCACGCGGTAAGAATATCGCGTAAATACTGCAAGTCTTAGCAATGTGTGCTATGCGGGTTTTATGCGCGTCTGCGGCTGCGAACCATAGCCATGGGCCGAGGTGTCTTCGAGGCTTGAGCGGCTGCAAACATG